GAATTCTTGTGAGTCAACAATTTGTTTCATCTTGACTCTGTATAAATGTGGATACCAAGTCTGTGTAAATCCTTCTGCCGCTCTGTTTACATCTTCAACTACGTAAAAACGTTTTAGTGCTACTTGGTAATCATTAAGAGCATACTCGTCTTTTAAGTGTGGTAGCTCTATTACGTCACCTGGCATAATCTTACGTCCGAGTGTTTTTACACTATAGTTGATAGGTATTGTCATAAACAATACATCATTCTGTAGGAACAATCCAAATTGACTCATATCAAAGTCAATATCTGCAACGTTGTAAATACCACGTATTACATAAATGTCTGGATCATACTTTCTATCCCTGTTTTCAAGGAATAGCATATCTTGTATATTAGTTTCCTTAACAGCATTATACCTAGGTTGAGCCGGTGTCGCATCGGCTTCATCAGGATTAACTGGTCCTAAATACTTGTGGACAAATACGTCTGTACCACCTATAGTGAACATCTCCTGGATGGTCTTATCTAGGAAATCGTAATCTTTGCCCTTTTCGGGTTTGTATAAACTGAGTCTTGGCATAACATTAGTATTTATCGAACGTATAAATACATATGGAGACGAAAGATTATGGCAGATTTGACAACACAGAAACAAGAAGTATTTGATTACATTAACCTAAGTTTAGGCGGTGGTATGGTGGACGTAGAGCTGGATCCAGCACACTACGAAACAGCATTGAAAAAATCACTATCAAAATTTAGACAAAGATCAGATAATTCTGTAGAAGAGTCGTATATATTCCTTCCTACAATCATTGATCAGAATACATACATTTTACCTCAAGAAGTAGTTGAAGTAAGAAAAATATTCCGTAGATCAATTGGTTCTAGATCAGGTGGAGGAGATGGTGGTACATTGTTTGAACCATTCAACCTGGCATACACAAACACATATCTTTTAGCAAGTACTAACATGGGTGGATTAGCAACTTATGATATGTTCAGTCAGTACCAAGAATTGGTAGGAAGAATGTTTGGTTCATTTATTGAATTCAAATGGAACACTACTACAAAAGAACTTATGGTACTACAACGCCCTAGAGCAGAAGAAGAATTACTACTTTACTGCTACAACTATAGACCAGATTCAGAATTATTAAAAGATTACCTAGCCCAACAGTGGATCAAAGATTATGCACTCGCTACTTGTAAGTATATGCTTGGAGAAGCAAGAAGCAAATTTGCCACTATAGCAGGACCACAGGGTGGATCAACACTAAACGGTGATGCACTTAAGAATGAAGCCATTGCTGAAATGGAAAAACTTGATACTGAGCTTCAGACTCAGATTGCAGGTGGTGTTGGCTACGGTTTCACAATTGGCTAATAACTGCTTGACTTTTAGATAAATCTATAGTAACATACATATATTAATACTTAAAGAAAGGAAACTTCTATGATCGTAGGAATCTGCGGACTTATTGGATCGGGCAAAGATACTATTGCTGATTATTTGACTAGAAAACATGATTTTGAAAAGATCAGCTTTGCTGACAAACTTAAAGACTCTGTGAGTGTTATGTTTGATTGGGACCGTGAGCTACTAGATGGCAAAACCGATGAGAGCAGAGCATGGAGAGAAGAAGTCGACGAGTATTGGTCAAAAGAAACTGGTGAAACAATTACACCTAGGCTAGTATTACAACTGTTTGGTACCGAATGTATGCGTGATGGATTTTACGATGGTATATGGGTAAGCCTAACAAAGAAGAAAATACTAGACAATCCCGGCAAGAACTTTGTTATACCAGATGTACGTTTCCCTAATGAAGCTAAAATGCTATATGAGATCAAAGGTCAAGTATGGCGTGTAAAACGTGGTGATGATCCGCAATGGTTTGTAGACTACAGGGACTATGGAACAGAGCCTAAAGAAGTACACCCTAGTGAATGGGCTTGGGCACAAACTAAATTTACACAGATTATTGAGAATAACAAGACCGTTAACGATCTTACAGATCAGGTACGAGATCTCCTTGTTTCCACTTAAACCCTTCCTTATATATAATTTTACTACAATTAGCACACACGGTCTTTAGATTACTAAACCTGATGTTGTTCATGTCACCGTCTACATAGTAGACTGAAAATTGTTCCTTGTGTTTGCTTTTATACCCACACTTGTCACACTCGTTCTTTTTAGTATAGCCTGACTGTTTGTACTTGGAATATGCGGTACGTGGCTTGCCATGCCTAACACATGACTCACACTTGCTTCGATAGAAAGGTTTGCCCTTCTTGTAGTAGTTGATTGCTACAGGTTTCTGTCCACATTCACATAAAGGTCTCATATATGTATTTACCTGCCCTTTTTGATCCCTTTTTCACCGTAGTTATACCATAGGTTTATGCGTTTTGGTATAAATACTTGTAATATGCTAACAGGAGAACTAAAATGGCTTTAACATCACCAGGAGTACAGGTTTCCGTAATCGACGAAAGTTTTTACACGCCGGCGGAACCAGGAACAGTACCAATGATTTTCGTTGCGTCTGCACAGGATAAACAGAACGCATCAGGAACAGGTACAGCAACAGGAACACAAAGTAAAAATGCGGGAGTACCGTATTTGATTACTTCACAAAGAGAATTAACAGAATTGTTTGGAGATCCAACTTTCTATACAGATTCTAACAACAATGCGTTACATGGTAACGAGCTTAACGAATACGGATTACAAGCGGCTTACTCATACTTAGGAGTGGCAAATAGAGCTTACGTAGTTAGAGCAGATTTAAACACTACAGAGCTAATTGCAACTGCAACTGCTCCAGCGGCAAACCCAGCAGACGGAACATACTGGTTTGATACTGCTAATAGTGTATTTGGAATCTTTGAATGGAATAGTGCTTCAGCATCGACAACTGGTGGTCAGAGCTTTAGCAATAAACTTCCAACAGTAATTACAGATGCAACTAAGGTAACAGGCGGAACACCTAAAACTTCTGTTGGCGCAGTAGGTGACTATGCCATTGTTGCAACTACAACTTTAAATAAATTCTTCTACAAAAACGCAAGTGGTACTTGGGTACAAGTAGGTTCAAGTGCATGGATTAGTTCATGGGCAACTGTAACAGGAACTGAAAGCAATCCAACTATTAGTAATGGTGCTACAATGAGCTTAAACGGTTCTGTTGTAACTTCAGGCGGTACTGCACTTTCAGATGTAGTAACAGGAATTACAGCGGCTGGTATTGCTGGTGTAACTTCAGCAGTAGTAGATGGTAAATTAGAAATTTATTCAACTGGTGCAGATATTGTATTGGCGGCAAATGCTTCTACACTATTAGCAGAGATTGGTTTAACAGCAGGTACTTTCAAAGCACCAGCATTAACTATTGCTCCGCACACATCAGTTCCAGAATACAAGTCAACAGACACAGCTCCAAAACCAACAGGTTCTTTATGGATTAAAACTACAGAACCTAACTTGGGTGCTAAATGGTCAGTTAAGAAATGGAACAACACAACTCAATTATGGGAAACAGCGGCGGCTCCAATTTACTCAACTAACCAAGCGGCGTTATACGGTTTAGATAAAACTGGTGGCGGTGCTAACTTGGCAGTAGGTGCTCTTTACATTAACTATAATAATGCAGAGGACACTATTGTAGGTGACTTTAAAATTCACAGACGTGTGGCAACAGGTGCAACATCAATTACTTCAAGTATTGTTGCGGCACAGGTTACAGCAGGAACATACGCATTTAACATTCAAGAAACTTTAGTTAATAACGCGGCTTTACAAGCTGACAAAACTATTAGTGTAACAACTACTGGTGCGTCAAGTGATGCTGATGTTATTGCAGGTGCTATTAATAGTGCAGGTTTTGTAAATGTAGGTGCAAGTGTTGATGCAAGTAACAGAGTTGTTATTTCACACAATGACGGTGGTGACTTTAGAATTAAAGACACTGGAGGCGTATTAGCATTAGCAGGATTTAGTGCTTATGTTGATGCAAACTCAGGTACACCAAACTTATACACAGCACCAACAGGTGATAGTACACATGACTTTGTTGCAAGTAACTGGCAGGTATTAACTTATACTGCAAGTGCAACAGCAGTAACGGCTTTAACAGCTGATAAAACTTTATGGTACAGTTCAGTTGTTGACGAAGTAGACATGATGATACACAATGGAACTACTTGGGTAGGTTATCAAGATTCAACTGCTCCGTACTTTGCGGCGGCGGCTGGTGATAAAACAGATCCAAAAGGTCCAATCGTAAGTGCTACTGAGCCAACTTTACAGTCAGACAGTACTGCACTTAAAAATGGTGACTTATGGATTTCAACAGCAGACTTAGAAAACTATCCTAAGATTTACAAGTACAACGCAACTACTTTAAAGTGGGTACTTGTTGATAACGGTGATCAAACTACTGAAGATGGTATTTTATTTGCTGATGCAAGATACAACACAGCAGGTGCAAACAGTTCAACAGCAGGTTCAATTGAAGCACTTTTAAGTTCAAACTTCTTAGACACAGACGCTCCAGATCCAGCACTATATCCAAAAGGTATGTTGCTTTGGAACTTAAGACGTTCTGGATTTAATGTTAAGAAATTTGTTAGAAACCAAGTTGACACATCAGGCAACAACCTAAGATTTGGTAGTGGCGCAGGTGAGTCAATGGCAGGTTACTATGCTCATAGATGGGTAACTGAATCAGCTAACCAGGCAAACGGTTCAGGTTCATTTGGTAGAAAAGCTCAACGTAAAGTTGTTATACAATCATTACAAGCAATGGTTAACAGCAACCAAGACATTAGAGACGATCAATCAAGAATCTTTAACTTAATGGCTTGCCCAGGTTACTCAGAGTTAATTGGTGAAATGGTTACACTAAACACAGACAGAGGCTTAACAGCATTTGTTGTTGGTGACTTACCATTTAGATTAACTGCTGATGCTACAACAATTAACAACTATGCAACTAACGTAAACCTTGCAGTTGAAGATAACGATGATGGATTAGTAACAAGTGATGAGTATATGGGAACTTTTTATCCTAGCTTATTCACAAGTGATAATGCAGGTAAAAACATTGTTGTTCCAGCATCACATGGTATACTTAGAACAATAGCATTAAGTGATAGTGTTTCATTTCCATGGTTTGCTCCAGCAGGAACAAGACGTGGTGGAATTACTAACGCCTCAAGTGCAGGATACATTGATGCAGAAGGTGAATTTAAAGCAGTTGCTTTAAATACTGGACAACGTGATACATTGTACAGCAATAAAATTAACCCGATAACATTCTTAACAGGTGCGGGACTTGTCAACTACGGTCAAAAAACTAGAGCCAAAAATGCTAGTGCGTTAGATAGAATTAACGTTGCTAGACTAGTAATTTACCTAAGAGGACAGTTAGATAAACTTGCTAAACCATATATCTTTGAGCCAAATGATAAAATCACAAGAGATGAAATCAAAGCTCAAGCAGATAGCTTAATGTTAGAACTAGTAGGTCAAAGAGCATTATATGACTTCTTAGTAGTGTGTGATGAATCAAACAACACACCTTCAAGAATTGATAGAAATGAGCTTTACTTGGATATAGCGATTGAGCCGGTGAAAGCAGTTGAGTTTATTTACATTCCGTTGAGACTCAAAAACACAGGTGAAATAGCACAACTATAAAAGGATAAATAGTTTAAACAGGAGATATTAACAATGGCAATTTCAACACTATCAAAAATTACAGTCCCATTAGATTCTAGTGCATCTAGTTCTAATCAGGGCTTGTTGATGCCCAAACTCCAGTATCGCTTTAGAGTGAGCCTGGAAAATTTTGGAGTTTCAACACCAACAACAGAACTAACAAAACAAGTTGTAGACGTAACTAGACCAAACGTAAGTTTCGAACAGATTACAGTTGATGTATACAACTCAAGAGTATACCTAGCAGGTAAACATACTTGGGAACCAATTACATTAAACTTAAGAGAAGATGTTTCAAACAACGTACAAAAACTAGTTGGTGAACAACTACAGAAACAATTTGATTTCTTTGAACAATCAAGTGCGGCTTCAGGTAGCGATTACAAATTCGTTACAAGAATCGAAATACTTGATGGTGGTAACGGAATCAATACAGCAAACGTTTTAGAAACATTTGAATTGTATGGTTGTTACTTAGAAAGTGCTAACTACAATACATTAGCATACGCAACTAACGATCCAGTAACTGTAGCATTAGCTATCAGATACGATAATGCAATACAAAGTCCACAAGGAACTGGCGTAGGTACAGCAGTAGGTAGAACTGTTAATACGTTAATTACAGGTGGTGGATCTACATAAGATCTATAATTAAGTAATATTTCCTGAATATTTAAAGGGGGCTCTTTTTATTAAGAGCTCCTTTTTTATTATCTGCGTACTTTATTTTTTAGATAAATATTAGTATGGCAAATAAATTAAACGGTTTTTTGGATAATGTAGTTAGTGGTGCTTTAAGCCCAAAAGGTAACCTTGGTGACTTTGCTCACGGTGCCAGACTATATGTAGATGACGCACACAGGTTATCTCCCAAACATAAATTTTTATATCACGTAAGTTTTAACTTGAATCCTGTTGCAGTGAAAATTATTCCGCAACTAGAAACAAGAGAAATTAATATGCTCGTAAAGAGTGTTGACTTACCTAAGTATTCTATTAGTACTACACTTAAACATCAGTACAATAAGAAAGCAAACTTACAAACAAGATTAGATTACGATCCAATTAATATAGTATTCCATGATGATAACTATGGACAGGTTACTGCTATGTGGGAAGCCTACTATCGTTATTATTACAAAGATGGTAACTATGCTTCATTAAACGGAAGTTCAGATCCTGTTACGACATCAGGTGCATATCAAAGATCAAATACATATCAAGCTGAAGGTAATCATTATAGATACGGACTAGACAACGACAGTCATTCACACTTCTTTGAAAGCATACAAATTTATCAACTACACAGACATAGATATACTTGTTTTACTTTAGTTAACCCTATCATTAGTGAATGGGGTCACGATACAATGGAAAACAGTTCAAGTGATCCTGTGCAGAACACTATGCAGGTACAATATGAAACTGTATGGTATGCAAGAGGCGGAGTTGAAGAAGGAGCTTCACCTAAGTCATTTGGAGCGGCAAGTGGACACTATGATAAGATGCCATCACCTAATTCATTAGCAGGTGGCGGTGCGGCTAACTTGTTTGGCCAAGGTGGTATAGCCGCAGGAGCGGCAGATGTGTTTGGAGACATTACAAGTGGACAAGCATTTAGTTCTCCAGCAAGTTTCTTAGGTACAGTTTTAAAAACTGGAAGTGTTATAGGTAACGCAAAACAATTAAGTAAAGAAGGATTGCGTGAAGAAGGCTTTGGTATATTAAAAGATCAAATAGGTAAGGCAGGAGGCATTGACGTAAGTGGTGTTGCCAACACAGCATTTCCTAAAGGAATAAGTGCAGGTAACTTTGATGTTACTACAGCAGTTGCAGGTATGGCGGCAGGTGCGGCAGTGGTAAGTCAACTTAAAGGTGGATCATTAAGTAGTGTAACGTCTTTAGTTAGTAGCAATCCAGGTATACTAGACAGCATTACTAAAGCAGAAGGATTTAAAAAGGCACACCTAGCTTCAGGTGGTGATGCAACTCCAGATGCAATTTCAAGTGCATGGAATAGTGCCACTTCATCAGCCAAGGAGGCCTACAATGCGGTAACTAAAGGTAACTTGAATTCAATATCTAATAAGAATACATACAATATTAAAGACGGAGGCACTTATACATAATGCCAAACATTCCAGCAAAGAAATTAGGAACTACAGAAAAAGTTAAAAAGTTTTTTAGCGAATATTACTCAGCACCTTTAGAATTTCCTTCAAACGAAGTTGATGCTGTAGTAGGTTTTTTTGAAACAAGAGGCTTTGAAAGATTATCTGCACAAACAATAGGTGCAGTACTAATGAGACAAGCAAAGATAGACGACATAAAAGTTTTTGAATTGCTTGACACACTAAAAGGTTTCGATGAAATACAACTGTCGTCAGTAGTAACAGAAACATTAAATTACAATAGACAAAAAATTAGTTCACTAGGCTACAAAGTAGACCAATCACAAAATAAATTAGAAACTAGAAACATACTGGTATAAGCTCATGGCAAGTAAGTTTGCACAAGGTAGATACAGCATGAAGCACCCAGACAAGTACTTGGGTAACAAGACTCCTTTGTATAGATCAAGTTGGGAATTTGCTTTTATGAAGTTCTGTGATGAGTCACCTAGTGTAAGCAAGTGGGCAAGTGAGGCAGTAAAGATTCCTTACAAAAATCCTTTAACAGGTAAGATGACTGTTTACGTTCCAGACTTTATGATACAGTATACAGATGCAAAAGGTAAACAACACGCAGAGCTTATAGAAGTTAAACCTGAAAATCAAATGAAGTTAAAGGAAGTAGGTAGAGATAAATTTAGACAGGCACAGTACGTACAGAATGTTGCAAAGTGGGAAGCCGCCAGACATTGGTGTAAGAATAAAAAGATCTTTTTCAGAGTAATTACAGAAAAAGATATCTTCCATCAGGGGAAGAGAAAATGAGGGTAAATGATAATCCACGCATTCGTGTTAGTTGTAGTTTTGGGAACAGGAGACGATCGTAGGGAACAACCAAATCCAATGTACTTTAGAAGTATAGATGTATGTCAGTATTATGCTCGACGCATACCTAGACAATACGGAAATTACGGTAATAAACATTTGGTTCCTGCAAAAGGTCGTATAACTGCATACTGCAAACCAACAAGTGTTGACGATTCAAAGACGTTAGTTTACGATCATTAAATGGACTAAATAATAGTAGCATATAATGGATTTAAAAATATGACCAAAAAATTAGAAGAACTACTTAACTTACCTGAAAGCCAGGATATAATAAAGGCTGATAAGGAAAAGGCTGACTCTAAGGAGAAAGCAGTAGTTGAGCAAAAAGAAGACTTCCGTGAAATAGCTGAACTAGATAAAATTAGTGCGGCACTACCACAAGTTAAGGGTCTGGGTGAACTAGCTGACAAAGAGCTAAACGAAGTAGCAGACAAGGCCATGACTGCATATGATGATCTTATGGATTTGGGTATGAACGTAGAATCACGTTATAGTGGTCGTGTATTTGAGGTTGCAGGACAGATGCTTAAAACTAATTTAGACGCCAAAACTGTAAAGCTACAGAACAAACTTAAGATGGTTGAACTGCAATTAAAGAAAGAAAAGCAGGATAAAGAAGGTGGAATTGATGGCGAGTCACTTGTAAATGGCGAAGGATACGTAGTAACTGACCGTAACTCTTTGCTTGATAAATTGAAAAACATGGATAAATAAACATATAAGGAAATACAATGAAGAACTTTGAAACATATCTAACTGAAGCAAAAAAGACTTATAAGTTTAAGTTTGGTATTGCTGGGGACTTACCAGAAGGTTTTACAGACAGTTGCGAAAGCTGTATGCAAAAATTTGGCCTTGTTAACATGACGCCACCTAAGAAGACTCCAATTCAAGAACGTCCATTAGACTTTCCTAAATTACAAAATGTAGAGACTCACTACTTTGAAGTGGAATTGTCATATCCAACTACTGCACAAATACTAGGTGAATATATTTCACAAGTAACAGGAGTTGATCCAGCTTATATTTGTTTACGTGATGCAGAAGCACCACAAGAAGAATACCAAGACAAAGATTACAAACAAATTTACGAGCCTAAGTTAGGTTCAGAGATGGAATCAGCTGATCCAGATGCACAAAAACAAGTAGCAGGTAATAGAGTGATGGACTTACTTAAAGAGCTTGAAGCTACTAGAAAAGATCGTGCAAACGATCCAAGTGTAGCAAGTGAGCCAGATAAAGAACAAAAACACGACATGGGTGAAGTTAGTACAACTAGTCCAGTAGGGAGCAAATAATGAAAGCAAAAGATATTTACAAAAAAATTGATTCATTAAATGAAGCTGTAAACATGAGCATTTCGATGTCAGGTGAAACTGCTGATGACGTAGCAACATTAATGAAGATGGTAAAGGACGCAGGCGGTAAGCCAGAGATAATGGCGCCTATGCCGAAGCTGTCACCAAGAGATGACATAGAAAAAAGTTTAAAGGTAATGGATTTACCTATGCCACCAAAAGATGGTCCAGAGATGGGCGACATGGAGCCAGGTTGCGAAGATGAAGTAGCACAAGAAGGCGAAGGCGAATGGGACAATTCACCAGATGAGCAACACCAAGACACAGCTTATATGCAAAATGATTTAGCAGGTGGATTAAACAGACAGAAAAAATCTTATCCAAAAGTTGCAGGCGGAGATAATCCAATGGCACTTGAAGATGAAATTAGAGCTGAGCTACACGCAAAACTTTCAGAAGTAATGAAAGAAGATAAAGAAGCTAAATTTGACGAAGCTGGTTGTGGAAAGAAAATGAAAAAACTTAACGCAAGTGGCTGTACAAAAAACGAAATGAAGAAAAAAATAACTGCTGAGTATGGTTGCGATAGTAAGAAGTTTGAAAAACTATACGCAAGTCATTGCGGTTAATTAACTAATTTCCTCCCAATTAGTAAAACCAAATAGCGTCTTCGGACGCTATTTTCACCTATAAATACTAGTATGGCAACTACAAAAAGTCTAGACGGTGTTCTAACCAAAAAAGCACACCAACGTGAAAAGTTTAATGAAGCAGGAATTGAGGAACTAAAGAAATGTATAGATCCTGATACAGGGTATCTATATTTTTGTCAAAAGTTTTTTCATATACAACATCCTGTTGACGGAAAGGTTATGTTTGATCCTTTTCAGTATCAAGAACGTTTACTAGAAAGTTATCACAATCACAGATTTAATATTAATATGTTGCCAAGACAAAGTGGCAAGACAACTACTGCCGCGGCATACTTGTTATGGTATGCTATGTTTCATCCAGATCAAACAATACTAATTGCCGCACACAAATACACAGGTGCTCAAGAGATCATGCAACGTATTAGATACGGATATGAATTATGTCCTGATAGCATTAGGGCAGGTGTAACAAACTACAACAAAGGTTCAATGGAATTTGAGAATGGTAGTAGAATAGTTAGTGCTACTACAACAGGTAACACAGGAAGAGGTATGTCAATATCTTTACTATACTGTGATGAGTTTGCATTTGTTAATCCAAGTATTGCAGATGAATTTTGGACTTCGATATCTCCAACACTAGCAACAGGTGGTCGTGCAATTATCACAAGCACACCTAACTCAGATGAAGATACGTTTGCTATCATATGGAAAGAATCACAAAACAAGTTTGATGAAAGTGGCAACGAAAGTTTAATAGGTACTAACGGCTTTCATGGCTTTACTGCTAAATGGGACGAACATCCTGATAGAGATGAAGACTGGGCTAAAGTAGAAGTAGGTAGAATTGGTGAAGAAAGATTTAGACGTGAGTATGGTTGTGAATTCTTAGTTTATGACGAAACACTTATTAACAGTATTAAACTTTCTAGTTTAGAAGGTACCGAGCCTACAATGAATATGGGGCAAACACGTTGGTATGGTAAGCCAGAAGGTAATAGCACTTATGTTGTTGCACTAGATCCTGCTATGGGAACAGGTGGCGACTTTGCCGCTATTGAAGTATTTGAATTGCCAACATATAAACAAGTTGCTGAATGGCGACACAACACTACACCAATACCTGCACAGATAAGAATATTAAAAGACATTTGTAATTATATAAAAGAATGCTGTCAAAATGATGGACAAAACATCTATTGGTCAGTAGAAAACAACAGCATCGGAGAAGGTGCATTGATAGTTATTAGAGACATGGGCGAAGAGAATATACCAGGTATGTGTGTATCAGAACCCATTAGAAAAGGTCATGTACGTAAGTTTAGAAAAGGATTTAACACTACACATAGCACAAAGATAAGTGCTTGTACTAGATTAAAAAACATGGTTGAAAACGACAAGCTAACAATAAACAGCAAAGTATTAATAAGTGAACTTAAGGCTTTTGTTGCTAGTGGTAGTAGTTTTAAAGCAAAACCAGGTGAAACAGACGATCTAGTGAGTGCTTGTTTACTGAGTATGCGTATCATGGCAGTATTAAAAGATTGGGATCCTAGAGTGTATGAAACCTTCAATCAAGCGGATACAGGCGACGATGCAACACCGCCCATGCCTATATTTGTTTCAACAAACATAAGATAAATAGTTATATGAGCAATATGAACAATATATCAGATCAGCTATTTGCTAAGATTAGAGGCAGATTTCCATCAGTTACAATCGGTGACGAAAACGGAGTTGTAACAGACGAGCCTAAGTTAGCACGTTATTTTGACTTTGACTACAAAGTAGGCGAAGATTCATTAGGTAAAGTAAGTGTGTCACTTACTGAAAAAGAAGTTGCTGTAACATACAACAACACTTTTGTAAGCGAACAGCCAGATAGCATCAAAGGACAGTGGTACGATTTTCTAAAAGAATTAAGATCGTTTTCCAAAAGAAATATGCTTAACTTTGATACACGTGATATAACAAAAAGTAATCTTGATAAAAGAGATTACTCACACTTAACTAAACAGAACGATACTGCCGGAGACAAAACAATGAGTGAATCAAAAATGTACGGCACTAGTAGAACAAGTTACGAAGATGTAGACAAAGCTAGGCTAGTACTTAAACATACACAACCAGTTAACCAAGAGTTACCTGGAGCAAGAACACAACACGTACACAGCATTTATATTGAAAGTGACAGTGGCGAAAGATTTAAATATCCATTTAGACACTTGAATGGTGCAAGAGCTTTAGCTAGACACGTAAGCGAAGGCGGAAATTTATATGATGACTTTGGTAAACATATCGTTTCACTCAGCGAAGAATTATCAAAGCTACGTCAATTTAAAACTTACATGAATCGTTCAGCTGTAATGGCAGAAGGTTTATCAGGTTACATGGATCTAGTTAACGAAAGACTAGACACAATTAAAACTGAAGTATTGAAATTGCAACGTGCAGGACATTACGCAGAAACAGTTAAAGATTTTAAACCAGCTGTGATGGAAGAAGTTCCAGAAGAATTACAAAACAGTTGGATTGACGAACTAACTATTAGAACTTTTAACGAAGAACTAAAAAGTGTATTCCCATACATTAACAAGTTAGTAAGTGAAAAGAATAAAATTGAAGAAGTAGGTCCAAGTGATATGGGCATGAACAAATACGGTTTGTCAGCAGTACACAAGGGCGGAAAATTTTATTCTTACAGAGATGGAAAAGAAACAGGTGGACCATTTGATTCAATGGAAGAACTTGCAAAACATCAAGAAGAATTAATTCAAGACGAAGCTATGGGACACGAAGGTGGATCAGAAGCACACGCACACAAGATTGATATCGATGGTGACTATGATGAAGACAGAGGCATTAGCGAAAAAGATTGTGAAGAAATGGAATATGCTTGTGGAAAAGCTGGTATCAAATGTAAATGCGAGCCAGATGAAATGAGCCAAGGTGGAGTTATTGTACACACAATGGCACCACGTGATGCAGTAATAGATGCTTTGGACAAAGAAGGTTATTCTGTCAATGAGGACAGCGACCTACATCCAGAAGCAGAATTCGAAAATGAATTATCCATGATAGTGGGAGAGACAGAAGATGCTTTAATTAACGGTGAAGGTAAAGACCAAGAAGCCGCAATTAAAAAACTAAATGGCTTAATGGCACAGCATTTCCCGGCTGGTGTTAATGGTAACAATGCTGTTCAAAGTTTGAAGGGCATCATAGATGACCCGATGCTACTCGATATGTTTAAGAAAGTAGGACAAAAAGATGCAGACCAGTGCATAAGACCTTTAGTAGTAAAATACGTAAAAGCGAAAGCACCTACTATTTCATCTAAAATTGATTCAGGTGATATGGAAGCTCCTACAGAAGAGTCAATGGACTTGAAAGACAAGGAAGATTACAAAGCAAAGAAAAAAGCATTACAAGATATCCAAATGGATCCAAACACGCACAAAGACGAAAAGTTAAAGAAAGAACTTATGCGTAAGAAAGCAGATTTGGACTCAGCGGCAAAAGACAAAGGCTACAAGGAAGATGATGACACTATTGATGTTAAAATTGGACCAGATGGTAGTCTTGAAAAAGATGACAAAGCGATGAACAAAGAAGACGATAGAACACCAGGTGAGAAGTTAGAAGAATTGGTTAAGTCACATTACGACTACACTTCTAATTCATTTCCAAAAGGTGAAACTGCTATCGTAACTGCTTGTGAAAAAGAGTTTGGCGATAAGGCAATACCATTTGCTGTTAAAATGATCGAAAGACTTAAAGGCGGTAAAGATCGCGAGATGGAAAGAATTAAACACCTAGCAGGTGTATAAGAATTTATAAAGCCACTTTTTTGGCATCATAAAGGTTGACTTTATAAGTAAGTTTGTGTATTATAGTAAATGTACTGCACAATCAAGGCAATACAACAACAAGCAACGAAGGCTTAAAAATTATAGGAGGCTTATATTATGGCTACATTAGCAGAAATTCGTGCAAAACTAAAAGAACAGGAAACCCGCTCATCGGGTCAATCCACAGGCGGCGACAACGCCATTTACCCATTTTGGAACTTAAAGGAAGGCGAAACATCAACTGTTCGTTTCTTACCTGACGGTGACGAAAACAATACATTTTTCTGGCAAGAACGTTTGATGATCAAACTTCCATTTGCTGGAATCAAAGGTGAGACAGACTCTCGCCCTGTACAGGTACAAGTACCTTGTATGGAAATGTATGGGGAAACTTGCCCAGTACTTTCAGAAGTACGTGGTTGGTTTAAAGACAAGAACTTAGAAGACATGGGACGTAAGTATTGGAAAAAACGTTCATATGTATTCCAAGGCTTTGTTACAGACAATCCTTTAAAAGAGGATACAACTCCAGCAAATCCAATTAGACGTTTCATAATTGGTCCACAAATATTCCAAATTATTAAAGGAGCATTAATGGATCCGGATATGAACGAACTACCTACTGATTATACAGCAGGTGTAGACTTTAGGATTGCTAAAACATCAAAAGGTGGTTATGCAGACTACTCAACATCAAATTGGGCTCGTAGAGAGAGACCATTAGATGAAGCAGAGTACAAAGCTATTGAAGATAGCGGTTTGTTTAATCTAAGTGATTACTTGCCTAAGAAACCAGATGAGGTTCAAGTTGGCGTAATTAAAAAGATGTTTGAAGCATCAGTTGACGGTGAAGCATACGACATGGAACAGTTTGGTCAATACTTTAGACCAGCAGGCGTAAGTGCAAGAACAGGTGATCCTGTAAAAGCAAGTACTCCAACTCCAGCGGCGGCTCCAGCACAGGCGGCACCAGTAGTAGAAGCTACTGCAACGGCTCCAGTGACACCAGCGGCAACTACTGAGTCAGCAACTGCACCAGCAGACAATAATAAAGCGGAAGACATTCTTGCAATGATCCGCAACAGACAACAGTAATTATATTAGGGGTGTGTTGTAACAGGCACACCCCAAGTATATGGATTAAGGAGATATAATGGCTAATAAAGCATTTGACGTTTCTAAGTTTCGAAAAAACTTAACAAAATCTATCACAGGCATGAGTAGTGGATTTAACGATCCGACTGATTGGATTTCGACAGGTAACTATGCCTTAAACTATCTTATTAGTGGCGACTTTAACAAAGGTGTTCCGCTAGGTAAGGTAACTGTTTTTGCAGGAGAATCTGGTGCAGGTAAAAGTTATATCTGTGCAGGTAACATTGTAAAGGCGGCACAGGATCAAGGTATCTTTGTAGTATTAATTGACTCAGAGAATGCACTTGATGAAGCTTGGTTACAAGCACTTGACGTAGACACTACGCCAGAGAAACTACTTAAACTAAACATGAGTATGATTGACGATGTTGCTAAAACTATTAGTACATTCATGTCAGAATACAGAGAAATGACAGACGAAGACCGACCTAAGGTGTTGTTTGTTATTGATAGTCTGGGTATGTTACTAACACCTACAGATGTTGATCAGTTTAATAAAGGTGATATGAAGGGTGATATGGGTCGTAAGCCTAAGGCATTGACTTCACTTGTTCGTAACACAGTTAATATGATTGGTGCACACAACGTAGGACTAGTATGTACTAACCACACTTACGCATCACAAGATATGTTTGATCCAGATGATAAAATATCAGGTGGACAAGGATTTATCTATGCAAGTTCTATTGTAGTAGCAATGAAGAAATTGAAACTAAAAGAGGACGAAGATGGTAAGAAAGTAACAGATGTACGTGGTATTAGAGCGGGTTGTAAGGTCATGAAGACTAGATATGCAAAACCGTTTGAAGGCGTACAGGTTAAGATTCCTTATGAAACAGGTATGAATCCATACAGTGGATTGGTTGACTTGTTTGAGAAAAAAGGACTGTTAACTCAACAAGGTAATAGACTTAAATACGTGGACAGTAAAGGTAAGGAAAACTTAGAATATCGAAAAGACTGGTCGGGTGATAAACTAGACATAATTATGAGTGACTTCGATAAGTTATCCACAGAGCCAACTGTCGAAGAGGAAACTATTAACCCTGAGGAGTAAACTGATATGGATGGTACACAGATAGTAGAGACTTGGCAAGTATTTAAAGAGTATTTGGACAAAAAGCATATTGAAACTGTAGCAGAAAAGTTTGTAGATTTATGTGCAGACTTTGGTACAGAAGATGAAGCATTTAGAGATGCTTTAGGTTCAGATGGTGACCTTGACCAAGCTATTGGGTATTATTTAGAAGAAGACGTAGACGACTTAGAAGACAACTACAACGATGTTGACGAGGATTATTAATGGGTTGGTATTCTGATATTGCAAAAGACGTAGGTAAGATACCTGACGCTATACAATACTTTGAAGATGAATTGGCTGAAGCAAAAGGTCAAATTCGTATTAAGGGTAACGTAGAACGTGCGGCGGCAGAGATGCCAGGTCTTGTTGAACAACGTTTCAATCAACTACAAGAGCTTGAAGCAATTTTAGAATATCTAAACATTGAGCTTCGAAGACTTCGTAGTAGTTTCTTTAAGAAGTATTTAGAGAATTATGCACGAGCATTATCTAGCAGAGACGTTGAAAAATATGTAGACGGCGAAGCTGACGTTGTTGATTATGAAAAAATAATTAACGAGTTTGCATTAATGCGTAATAAATGGTTAGGCGTAACAAAGGCACTAGATCAAAAACAATGGCAACTTACTAACATAGTTAAGTTAAGGGTTGCAGGAATGGAAGACGCAAGTCTGTAAGTTCCAGATTAACATAACAAGGAAATAAAACTTTATGAAGATGAGTGAAACTCAACCAACTAACATTGCCAAACAATATGGTGGTAACGTTAGAGAAACTGTAAACCATGCGGAAAGAACTGACTTACCTGGTGCACGACAATCAATTCAGAAATGGGATATGATTCCATCTGCAGATTTTGTACAAAGGGTAGCTGGAGAGTTTGTTAGACAAACATCAGATGATCTTTTCAAAGGTAAGAAAGTTGTTGTGTTCAGTTTACCGGGTGCGTTTACACCTACTTGTTCAGAACAGCAATTACCTGCATACGAAGAAATGTATGACAGGTTTAAACAAGCTGGAGTAGACGAGGTGTATTGTGTATCAGTAAATGATGGTTTTGTAATGAATGCTTGGGCTAAAGAACTAGGCGTTGAAAAAGTAAAACTATTAGCTGACGGTAATGCCGACTTCACTGATTCAATGGGTATGCTTTGTACTAAAAGAGCAAAAGGTTTTGCTAATAGAAGTTGGAGATATTCGTTGTATGCAGTTAATGGAATCGTTCAAGAAGCATTTATTGAACCTGGATTTAATCACAAAGATGAGGACGACGATCCTTACACTTGTACAGATCCAGAGACAATGATCCAAATCATAGAAGCAGACGCCAGGTAATATCTAAATACTACTATGAAAGTAGTATTGGTCACCGGCGGCTTTGATCCGTTACATTCAGGACACATTTCTTATTTTAAAGAAGCGAAGAAGCTCGGCGACAAACTAGTAGTCGGGCTTAATAGCGACGAATGGCTTACACGTAAGAAAGGACAACCTTTCATGCCAATCAAAGAACGTGTAGAAATAATCAGAAACTTAAAAATGGTAGATGACGTTCTTACTTGGGACGACAGTGATGATTCTGCCTCTGGTGCAATATTTAAACTAATGGCTACATCAGGGTATGGACACGATGTAATATTTGCTAATGGTGGAGATAGAACAGATAAGAACATACCTGAAATGTCTACTTGGCACGATAAGGTTGAATTTGTTTTCGGCGTTGGTGGTACTGATAAGAAGAATTCTAGCAGTTGGATTTTGCAAGAGTATAAATACCCTAAAACAACAAGACAATGGGGGTACTACAGAGTGCTACACGAAGACGGCCCTACAACTAAAGTCAAAGAATTAACTGTTGACCCAGGCAAAAGATTATCAATGCAACGCCATCAAAAACGTGCCGAGTATTGGTTAGTAACAGAAGGTACTGCAACAGTTTATACAATTAACAGAACTTCAACAGATTTTGAAATACAAGGCGTATACGAAAAACATCAGTCCTTAAGAATTGATGAAGGTGATTGGCATCAGTTAGCAAATGAAACAGACAAGCCAGTTAAGATTGTAGAAATACAATATGGTGAGAACTGTGTTGAAGAAGACATAGAAAGAAAGTAATGGAGTTTGAAACTTTTAAAAATCCTACACAGGACGTTAAAGATGCGGTTTTAAAATCTGCAGACTACAGTATGACTAGCGGAAGACGTTTGGCGCATACATACGTAACTGTGCAAGAGCTAGACGCCAATAACATTGAGGGTGACATAGTAGAATGTGGTGTATGGAAAGGTGGACAAATCATTAGTGCCTACCTTGCAAACACACAAACTAAAAGAAAGTTTTGGTTGTTTGATACGTTTGAAGGAATGACACAACCAACAGAACACGATTTTAGATTACAAGCAGATGGAGTTACTAGAGGCTATGCCAAGGACAGTGGCAAAGCAAAACGTGGTTTCGACCAATGGTGTAGATCAGAAATACAAGAAGTGCAACAGAATTTATCAAAGTTTAATATGCCAATGGAACAAACAACATTTGTTAAAGGCGACATAGTACAAACACTAAACGATCCAAGCAACGTACCAAATAAGATTGCATTGTTAAGACTAGATACAGATTGGTATGAGTCAACATTAAAAGAATTACAAGTGCTTTGGCCTAAATTGGTTGTAGGCGGATACATGGTACTAGACGATTATGGAAGTTGGCAAGGCAGTAAAAAAGCCTTTCATGAGGTGTTTGGAGATAGTCTCGAGATACATAATATTGACGGTAAAGCTGTTTATATTAAGAAAGATAAAGAATGAGTAATAAAGTATTTGTCGGATATGACACAAGAGAAGATATAGCATACCAAGTATGCGAACACAGTATCTTACAGCATAACAAAGATGCAGAAGTCATTCCTTTAATACAAAAGGATATGAGAGATACCAAGTTGTATTGGAGAGGTGAAGATAAACTTGCAAGTACAGAGTTTACGTTTACACGTTTTCTTATTCCTCATCTTTGTGATTACAAAGGCTGGGCATTGTTTGTTGACAGCGACATTATCTTTTTAGAAGACGTAGACAACTTATTTGCATTAGCAGATGACAGCAAGGCTGTTATGTGTGTACATCATGACTACACACCTAAACCAGGAACTAAGATGGACGGACAAGTACAAACACAATACCCAAGAAAGAATTGGTCAAGTGTAGTATTATGGAACTGCGGACATCCTAGTAATCAAAAAATTACAGTGGACATGGTTAACAATCCCAACTACGATGGAAAATATTTTCATAGATTTAGTTGGTTAGATGATAGTGAAATTGGTGAGATACCTAAGGACTGGAACTATCTAGTTGGTTGGTATACAGACGGAACCCCAAGAGCATTACACTACACGGAAGGTGGACCATGGTTTAAAAATTATAGAAATTGCGATTACCACCAGGAATGGAAGGACGTTCTTTCTAGCATGATGGAGAATAAGGATGAGTGAAACTCATGGAGAGTGGGATCCTAGGAACTTGACACCAGAGATGAAAGAATTAGTTGATTCAATATTATACGGAGTAGCAATAGGTAGCAATAGACACGCCATTGAAGCTATACAAAAAGTATTTGACGACCAAGTAAAAAATCCTAAACTAATATGTATCGACAGCGGTATTAAAAAAGTAGAAAAGAAAGTTAAGGGCACCTTTGGTATTGTTGATTCCTTTGTTATGGGAATGGCATTAGGTAGTGGTGGAAAATATATTAGGGCAGATAACGTAGCAGACTATTGGGATCATCCTGCTCCTTTTCTTGTACGTGGATTAGGTAAACAAAAAATTATCAAAGAATGTATTGCACGTGGTAAAGACTTTTACTTTATGGACACAGGTTACTTAGGTAACAATCCTAGCCCACGTAATCCTAACGGTAAGAAAACTTATCATAGAATTGTAAAGAACGCATTACAAAATCTTCATATGCCAGACAGAGAAGAAAATCCAAATGCGTTTGGTGGAGAACGTTTTAAACAATTAGGAATAGGATTCAAAGAACACACCGCAGGTAGAAAAGTTTTAATTGTTCCACCAAGTGAAAAAGTAATGAAATACTTTGAAGAAGATTTAGAAGAATGGATCAAGAACACATTAATAGAAGTTAAGAAGCACACAAACAGACCAGTTGAAGTTCGTAAGAAGCCTAGCAGAGAAGCTCGTGTTAGTAGTAGCACAATGGAACAAGCATTGGAAGATGATGTACATTGTTTAGTTACATACAACAGTATAGCATCATTAGAAGCTATGGTATATGGCAAACCTGCAATAGTATTAGGGCCAAACTGTGCTGGAGACATTGCCGAAGATAGTTTACATAGAATTGAATTTGTAAAACACCCAGGAAGAAAAAACTTAACTTACCTTTGTAGATACCTAAGTAATAATCAGTTTACATACGAAGAGATGTTAAATGGGTATGCTTGGAGGAAATTAACGTGCGAGTAGTAGGATACACAAAAGTTATACCACCCGGAAAAGCATTAAAGCCGAACAAAGAAAATCACAAACTTGATATTATTAAAAATTTTATTGAGGGTGTGCGTATGGCAGGTGATACGGGATTGGTATACAACGGATTTGAAATGATGGATTGTGATGTTGCAATCATGCAAGGCTTTGTACATGACAGAAGTGCTCATGTACCACACATTAACTTGCGGAGAAACATTACAATGAACACACGTAACAAAGCATTTATTACCGCAGACAGTAATCTTTTTTTATATAAAGCAAAGCAAAACGCACCCTTTCATTATTTAAGATACAGTATCAATGGTGTGTTTAATAACACAGGAACATACTTTAACGATAATCCAGGTGACGAACAATGGAAAAAGATTTCACGTGACTTAGGTGTTACTGTTAAGCAGTGGTCAATTAATGAACGTGAACACGTACTATTATGTTTACAACGTAATGGTGGTTGGAGTATGAAAGGTAAAGATGTTGTAGCTTGGGCTAATCATAAGATTGCAGAGATTAGACGATACACAACTAGACCAATTATTGTAAGACCACACCCGGGTGATAAGAAGGCACCAGACTACATAAAAGGTATCACAGGACCAGATGTACGAATTAGTTTCGAGCCTATGATAGAACACGACCTAGCAAAAAGTTGTGTAACTATTGGCTTTAACAGTAGTCCTTTGGTAGCAAGTGTTATAGAAGGTGTACCAATTATTTGTGAAGACTACCAAGCTAGTCAAGTAGAAGAAGTTTGCCATAAAGAAATAAGCGACATAGCAAGACTAAAACCATTTGATAGAGACATATGGATTAAAAAGATTGCACAATGCCATTGGAGTTTTAAAGACTTACGTGATGGTGTTGCATGGCAACACATGAAAAGGTATTTGGAAGTATGAACATCACAGTAGTAACAACATTTCATCAACCTGGCTTAGAACAATACGGACAACGTTTTATTAATTCATTTAGTGAAAAAGTTGATCCAAAAATTAAATTGGTTGTGTATGCAGAAAAGTGCATTCCTGTTAATCCAGATGAAAGCAGAATAACAATACACGATGCTGACGCAACACTACCAGACTTACAAAAGTTTAAAAGCATTTGGGGACAAGTTCCTAAAGCTAACGGCAAATGTCCTTGGCCTGAAAGAAGACCAAGAGATAATCATAAAGAATTTAAATGGGACGCAGTAAGATTTGCAAACAAAGTTTATGCTGTATTCCACGAAGCAAAGAAAGACGATACAGATATACTTGTATGGATGGATGCAGATACTTATGTACACAGTCCTATTACATACGGAGAGTTTAGATTACTAGTGCCGCCACAGGCTTGGTTGCATTACTTAGGTAGAAATAGAAAATGGCCTGAGTGTGGCTTCTATGGTCTTACATTACGTAGTCCAGGTTGCGATGCTTTCCTTAAAGAGTTTCAACGTGTATATGATGAAGCTGAACAAGGAATATTTTTAATGGAGGAATGGCACGATAGTTATGTGTTCTGGGAAGTATTAAAAAAGATACAAGTTCAATACCCGAACGTAAAAGACTTTAGTGGACATTTAGTGAATGGAGAAGGGCACCCGTTGATCAACTGTGAGCTTGGCAAATACTTTGATCATTTGAAGGGTGTACGAAAATCGGAGGGACGTAGTAGAAAGAGAGACCTACTGCAACCACGTAGCGAGAATTATTGGAATGAAAGTTAGTTTATTTAGAGAGTATGGTGCACAAAATAGTAAACCCGTGTTTGACGCTTTTGCAGACAGTCTTGTGGATGCTGGGCATACCGTTGTTGATAATGACTATAGCAGTGATGTTGCTGTTATTTGGTCTGTCCTTTGGCATGGCAGAATGGCTGGAAACAAAAAAGTTTGGGATGACTTCCACGCACACAACAAAAAAGTAATCGTATTAGAAGTAGGCGGCCTGAAACGAGGCACCACATGGAAGGTAGCAATCAATGGAATTAATCGAGACGCCGCGTTTGGTCCTGATGGCAATGGCAGTGATCGTGCTAATTTACTGGGCCTCAAATTAAAACCTTGGTCACTAGGCGGTGACAGAATTATAATTTGCGGACAGCATGACAAGAGTCATCAATGGCGCAACCAACCCAACCTAACTGCATGGTTAGGAAATACAATCAACTCTATCAGAGAAGTTACAGATATGCCTATATATTGGCGACCTCACCCAAGGTGTCCTGTGCCTATGATAGAACATGACCATAAGAACGTACACAGACAACAACCTACACAAATAAAAGATACATATGACGACTTTGACTTTGATTGTGAAGGTGCGTATGCTGTAATTAACTTTTCAAGTAACCCTGCCACCCAGGCAGTAATAGAAGGTGTACCAGTGTTTACAGGTCCTAGCAGTTTAGCTTGGCCTGTTGCTAACCCAGACTTTACTACGTTAGGTATGCCAAAACGTCCCGATAGAACACAATGGCTCAACGATATTGCATACACTGAGTGGACATTGGAAGAAATCGCACAAGGAAAACCACTAAATCGCTTGACTTCTTACCTATAATATCGTATAATAATACGATGTACAATAGACCTATATCTAAAAAAGCATTAAACACAGAAGACTGCCTAGAAATAGTTGCTGGTATCAGTGAGCTAAAGTATAGTGGTGACGAAGAATTGGAGAAGGTCCAAAACTTTAAACTGCATGAAGACAATGCTAATATCATGTTTAGTTTTGCTAAACAAGTATTTAGAGGCACGGCTCTTACTGCAAAGCAATATACACTAGCTAAAAAACTGTTGCTAGAATACTACACAGATCAATTTGATGCACATGAAATAGATTTAAAAGTAGCAGTAGAAAAATTAAGATTTCCATTACGTGAAATAGACGGTAGCCATTGGATCAAGTTTGTAGATTACAAAGGCGAAAAGATGTTAGCTATTAGATTTCCTTTTAATAAAAAAGTTATAAAGCATCTTGAAGAATTAAAAAATTCATCTGACAAAGAATATTTTTATGACAAGCACACACATTACTTTCCACAAAAAGAAAAATACATATGGAAGATTGTCAACATTAGCAAACAGTTTGCAGATGCAAAGTTTGAAATACAAGATGAGATTTTGGAATTATACAAGCAGTTAGAAGTGTTTGAAAAAAATCCACAAGACTACATACCAGGCATATACAATTTTAAATTTAAAAACTTACCTGTCAAAGCAGTTGACAATATGTTTGAAGAATTAGGTGAGCCTAACTATAATAACTTGTACAAGTATTACGATAGAAGA